TTAAAGGCGAACTTGAGAACAACACCCATTCTATTGAAGTGGTCAAGACTAAGATTAATGCACAGAAGAAGTATATCCGTGACTTGACCGCAATCAACACCCAACACCGTAAAGATAAAGAGGGTGAAATCTCTGAGTTCCAGACTGAGATAGAAGAGTTGAATGCGGTGAACATCACTTTATCTGAGACGGTTAATTCGTTGTTGCCAACCATCACGGATAGTTTGTCCACAGTACGTGAAAACAAACAGAAGTTAGACCAGTACTATGCACAGTTCAAGACACAGGTTAAGACCGTAGTTAAGGAAGCAAAGTTCTTCGATGAGAACGAACACTGTCCTACATGTGACCAAGATATCGCAGAAGAGTTGCGAAAAGAAAAGAAAGATTCTGCAACAGCCAAAGCGAAAGGTCTGAAGACCACTATGGATGAGGCGGAAATTCAACGCAAGATATATGAAGACGATATCGTCTCCCTTGAGTCTCGCATGTCCGAGTGCCTTGTTGACCAGAATACTCTGCATAATAACAACCAGACCATCATTCGACTTCAGAGGTCTATAGATAAACTTCGTACTGACCTCAATGATATGGCCGACAGTTCTGGTGATATGGGTCAAGCAAACTCTGATTTGTCTGAGTTAGATTCTGAATTGCACCAGAGGACTGATGAGAAGTATGTTCTTAATGAGAAGGCATCTTACAATCGTATTGCTGGTGAGTTGCTTCGTGATACGGGAATCAAGACTAAGATTATCCGACAGTACATTCCGGTCATCAATGAGTTGACCAACAAGTACTTGCAGATTCTAGACTTCTTCGTTCACTTTGAACTAGATGATAGTTTCAGTGAAACCATCCGGTCACGATATCGCGACACGTTCTCTTACGACTCGTTCTCCGAAGGTGAGAAACAGCGTATTGACCTGTCCCTACTATTTACTTGGCGTCAGATTGCCAAGATGAAGAATTCTGTATCGACTAACTTGTTGATACTGGATGAGACGTTCGACTCTTCGTTGGACGGTGAAGGTGTAGATAACCTTATGAAGATTATCGACACATTGAAAGAAGACACTAACGTCTTCGTAATCTCTCACAAGACTGAACTTGAGGATGCTCACTTCGAACGCAAGCTGACATTCGTTAAAGATAAAAACTTCAGTCGAATGAAAGAAAGCACTTGACACACGGGTGTAAACTCTGTATAATGGTCACCATACTAACTAAGGAATACAACAATGGAACTATCTAGTCGCACGGTCGAGATACTGCGTAACTTCTCGACAATCAATCCAAACATTGTAGTCAATGGCGGTAACGTCCTGAAGACTATGTCGATAGCAAAGAACATCGTATCTCGAGCTGAGATCGAAGAGACCTTTCCGAACACTTTCGGTATCTATGACCTCTCTGAGTTCTTGTCTGTATTGTCTTTGGTGGATCGTCCATCAATCACTTTCGGTGAGAACTTCTGTACCGTATCAGACGGTAGTGGTCTATCTTCTGTTAAATATTTCTACTCAGACCCTGAGATGCTTTCTGCTCCTAAGAAAGATATCGTGATGCCTGAGTGTGAAGTCAAGTTCTTGCTTACTAACGAAACTCTAAGTAAGATTAAACGTGCGTCATCTGCACTTGGTTATGACAACATCTCTATCCGTCCAAACGGAAATTCAATTGAGATTACTGTAGTTGATGCCAATGACTCCACGTCTAACTCATACTCGGTATTGGCCGAAGGTTCTTTCCCCGAAGGAACTGACTTCAACTTTATCATGGGTGTGGGAAATATGAAACTGTTGGGTGGTGACTATGAAGTCTCTGTTTCAACTAAACTAATATCTCATTTCAAATCAACTGATTCAGATACGCAATATTTTATTGCACTTGAAAAGTCATCTACTTACGGAGCCTAAAATGACTGAAGAACAAAAAACATTAAATGACCTAGCAAACCGTGTAGCACGTTCTTGTATTGCTGTTGTCGACACTGTAGTGACCCGTGGTGGTTTTAAAGGTGAAGAACTGACTACTGTCGGTCAACTACGTGACCAAGCAATCCAAGTTGTCGCACTCTACGAAAATGTCGCGAAAGCATTTGCCGAAGAGTCTGCGAAAGCTGATTCGGACACCAAGAAGAAGTAAACCCTTATCGGTCTCTTGAATCATAATGTCTTTGCCCAAGATATGATTTGAATTGAACTTATATATAATATGCCTTATTTGATTCAAGAGACCACCTTAATTGTTAAAGTTAAATTCCAATATTGCTAAAGAGTCCGCAGTACATGTGTTGACGGGGGCAATGATTAATTATCCGCTCAACATATTTTTTCTGTGGTTAATTATAGAACAGTGGGGTATAACAGATCCATTCTGGATTACTAACATAATCACTTTCTGGTTCTCAATTACTGCGTTCACCCGCATATACATAATAAGGTCATATTCAGAAAAACGTAAGAAACGAAGGCCCGTGTAGCTCAGTTGGTAGAGCACCTGACTTGTAATCAGGATGTCGTAGGTTCGACTCCTATCGCGGGCTCCATTCCCTAAAGTGTCTAAAACGACACCCCTTCCAACTAAAATCTGTATTACCCGTATCAGAAAAAATCATACCTTTTAAACTATCATTTTTGATAAATAAAGGTCTAATGGTTGTTTACATGAGAGGTTTATTGTAGTATAATAGTCCTCGTTATTTAATTATTTTATTATGGAGTTACAATGAGCAATGAGTTTTTGTGGGTTGAGAAATATCGTCCGAAGAAAGTTTCTGAAACAATCCTTCCGGATGAACTAAAACAAACATTTCAGAACATCGTAGACGGTGGAGAAATACTAAATATGATGTTCACTGGTACCGCTGGTACTGGTAAGACCACAGTGGCCCGTGCCATCTGTGAAGAATTAGAACTGGACTACATTGTTGTCAATGGGTCTGAAGAGGGCAACATCGATACCCTACGCGGCAAGATTAAACAGTTCGCGTCATCGGTGTCATTATCTGGTGGTTATAAGGTTGTCATCCTTGATGAGGCAGACTATCTGAATCCACAGTCAACGCAACCCGCTCTCCGTGGGTTTATTGAAGAGTTCTCTAACAACTGTCGTTTTATTATGACATGTAACTTCGAGAACCGCATTATCGAACCACTGCATTCAAGGTGTTCCAAATACGCCTTTAACTTCAACAAGAAAACTATGACCTCGCTATGTGGCGGGTTCATGCAGCGTCTCCAAAGAATCTTGCAACAAGAAGGTGTGGAGTACGATAAAAACGTATTGGCTAACATCATCATGAAACATGCTCCAGATTGGAGGCGCGTACTGAATGAGTGCCAGAAAGGTTCTGTCTCCGGTACACTCAATGTCCCTAACAACGCGAGTGCAGATATCTCTGATACCTACTCTCAGTTGTTCGGTGCAATCCGTGATAAGAACTTCAAGAAGATGCGAGCGTGGGTAGTAAACAACATCGATGTTGAACCAGCGTCAATCTTCCGTAGTGTCTATGATAAAATGTATGACTATGTCGCGCCCAACAGTATTCCTCAGTTGGTGTTAATCCTTGCGGATTACCAGTACAAGAATGCATTTGTCGCAGACCACGAATTGAATCTTGTCGCATGTATGACTGAAGTCATGGCGAACGTGGAGATTAAACAATAAATGGGAACTCACATACACCATTATGAGATGACTCCTGCTGATAATATTTTATATTTTCCTAACAACATTGATGTTAGACTGTGTCCTAAAAACGGCATGTCTTCTATCAAAGAACTTTATCGTATCTATCAGGGCCATGATGAGTACGTAGGCCGCAAATATAGAATGGGTTGCGTTAAAAACTATAGTTGTCAGTTTGAAATGCCCTTTAGAAAAAATAGTTATCGGATAGCAGTTAAACGTGACCCTGTAGACCGTTTTAAATCTGCATGTGAATATATTTTGGCCAACCAAGCGAAGTATATTAAATCAGGTCGTTTGAATGAACTACCGAGTTTAGATAAAGAGTTGGACACTGTTTTGGATAAGATTGAAGGTGGATTATTTAAAAATAATCATTTTTATACTCAATCTTGGTATATGAACAGTACGCATGATTATAATCTGATTGTTCATATTGACGAACTTTCTCAACTTATGGTATTCTTAAACGAATCTTCAGGACTTGTATTGTCTCCCGACCAGTTGGATATTTGGGATAATAAGACTTCCTTGAAAATGTATGGTGATGTGTTGACCGAACAGCAGATACGCCGCATCAAGAAACTATACTGGCGTGATTATGAAAGCGGGTGGTGTAAAAATGAATATTAATAGTAGACTAAGTCCATTTGACTTTCTGAAAAGTATAAATGATACTAAAGTCAATCTCATTGACCAAGACCAAGATAATACCAAGTACTATAGTGGGTTTGTCATTAATAGGTCTCTGTCTTATTTTCCGGACACGGTATTTATGTCCAATGAAATGAACAGATTACATCACTTAGATGCTAAGATGCAATACGATTTTCTTATAAATATTATACGGAAAAAGAAACGATTCTCTAAATGGGACAAACCTGAACAAAGAGCCGATATGGAATGTATCAAGGAATATTTTGGTTACAGTGAACAAAAGGCGAAACAAGTTATTGGGCTCTTAACGGAATCACAAATAAAAACTATCAAACTAAAGGTAGCAAAAGGTGGAAGAGAATAATCTTGTCCAATGGAACTCTGATATGATGCTGGAAATCAGCCTATCGGAACCAGATGACTTTCTAAAAGTCAGAGAAACATTAACTCGTATAGGTGTAGCATCTCGGAGAGACAACACACTATACCAATCGTGCCACATCTTGCATAAACAGGGTAGGTACTTTATCGTCCACTTCAAAGAGTTGTTCTTGTTGGATGGTAAGAAGTCAAACTTAGAAACGTCTGATATGGAAAGACGTAACACTATCGCCACTCTGCTTGCAGACTGGGGTTTAGTGGGAATCGTGAATAAAGAAGTAGCACGTGATTGTGCTCCAATGAGACAAATTAAAATTATCTCATTTCGAGATAAGTCTGAATGGACACTACAACCAAAATATAACATTGGGAATAGCTAAGTAGTATGTCAGATAATTATGGAATATTTGAGGATAGAGAAGAAAACATACGAACTAAAACACCATTTATAGGTCGGCTGCCATTTGATATGGGGTCGACTTATAACTGGAATGAATTTATGACTATGATGGATTCTCACCCGAACGACCTTTACGACCGTAATTCGGACAAAATGCGTATTGGACTAAACTCTTTTCACAGTCGCGGTAGTGCACCGGACTTTGCACGAAGAATTTATGAAGAGATGCAAGAAGTCTTTGCTTTACACGAAAACAAAATCACGAACATTGCGTTCAGTGGTTTCGGCCGGGCAAGTGGGTCATACCCTTGGCACAAAGATTCTATGGATGTGTTTTTGGTTCAGGTTATCAGCACGGTTGGTTTAAAGGTGGAAGGTATCGACAATAACGAACCTTTCGACTTCGAGCCAGGGATGTACGCATACTTACCCCGTGGAACTCACCACCAAGTATTCCCAAGAGAATCTCGTGTTTCATTCTCATTTGGTGTAGAGGGTGACCCAGACCCTTCAATCTATTACTAATCACTCGTTGTGGTTTATTATAAGAAGACCACGACGATTGTTTCTTGGATATCTTACAGAGATATCGAAGATAATTAAATAAAGTGATAATATTTCACTTTTCATTCTTATAATTTGTATATATAGTACCGGATGTGCCGATGGTCGGGCATCCTTTTAAACTTGCTAAATAATCTAGGAGTTAACAACATGACATTAACAGCAAAACAACTATTTCCGCGTTCGGCATTTGTCGGTTTTGATACCATGATCGATGAATTAGACCGTATCTCAAGGCGCTCGGGTGATATATTCCCCCCGCATAATATATTAAAGACGGGGAAGGATCAATACCTAATCGAACTCGCAATCGCTGGTTTCAGCGAGGATGAATTAGAAATCGAAGTAAAGAACCGAACACTGACCATTCGAGGGCAGCACAAAGATACAGGAAGAGAATATATCCACAAGGGTATTTCAACGAAGAAGTTCGAGCGGCAATTTAGGCTGTCGGAGTATGTTGAAGTAATGGGAGCTGATTTCAGTCAAGGACTACTTGCCATTAATTTGGAAGTCATAATACCTGAAAGTCAGCGGCCTCGTAAAGTTGAAATCAATGGGTCTCAAACATTAGACTCGCAACTATTAAACGAGGAGACAATTAATGCAACAGATAAAGGCCTACATGGCTAGACGTGATTCCGAAGACCTAGAAAGATTAGGTTTTATGGGTATCAATCTAGTATGTACCGTAACTGTAGTACTTTGCATAACATCTATTATGTAAATAAATAGGAGGAGTACACGCGATGTGTCTCCTCCTTTTTTATGGGTAAAAAATGAAAGCAATACAAATTGTTATGAAAGGTAATGAACGGTCTGAAGAGTATGCCTATCTCTCTCAACGTTCCTTTCAACGTGCCATCGATGATGGCTACATCGACTCCATCGAAACCTTCGATGCCATAACACCAGAAATTCCCGATTTTCAAGAACATGTGGATAAGTACACATGGTCTAAAAGTCTTATGCTTGCAGACACTCTTGGCCAAAACCCAGATGATCACTCCCCTACAGAAAAGGCGGGTATGTGTTCTCACTGGGAACTTATGCGTCAGCAGGGAGAGTCTGACGAGAAGTTCTGGATTATGGAACATGACACTTGGTTACTCGAAGAACGATACGAGTCCTTCAAACTACTCTCTGAGTACGCAGAGAACACACTCTACGCGAATATAGGATTGTTCATGGGTATGTACTGCATGGACAAGAGTTTCGCGCACTGGGGTCACTATATGTTAACACAGAAGGATTTCCCTATCAACTGTGGCCCATACTGTGTTCTCCAACGTCTTTTCAGAACATTCACCACTCGACACCTAGAACTCCCTGAAATAAATTATTACGGAATTCGTAATACCGCCTTGCATCCTTGGACTGGATGTGATACAATAGGCGTAGGACGTGACATTGGAGTTTACTTCAATAAACGAGATAAACACAAGACTGGTATTCCGACACCAACTACTCAGTTGATTTCAAAACGTTTGTCTGTGACCCAAGAGCATCACGGATACAGTGACAAAAACCAAGATGAACCTTGGACTAGACACAAGTTTTTTAAAGTTATTGATTGACAGGGTCGTTATATTAGTGTATAATGTGTCAACTGAATGAGAGATTTATTATGATTCTAAACCAAACTGATGCAATATATGCTGCAAACATCTTCGATGAGTTCTTCGGAAGTTTCGATCGTATTGACGAATACCAACGTTCCATAAAGATGGATAGGATGAAAACTTTCCCTGCTTCTTTGCCGGGCATGGGCCCTGAGACAGATGTCTTCGATGATTTCAACATCCACCCAAACGACATGGAGTTCTCTATCTTCGAGTGTCGACAAGACCAGTTCATGACCTACATGGAGATAACAACTTCCGCTCCAGTCGAGTCGTCAATCCCCGGCAAACAACTACTTTACATGGTCAAGGAGAAGAACACCGGACAGATATTCGGTATGATTCGTTTCGGTTCTCCTACCATCAACTCTCGTCCTCGCAATGAGTGGTTGGGTGCACCTCTCGACACCATAAATCCAGACGTGATGCGTCGTTTCAATAAGTCCGCTATTATGGGATTCAATATCGTTCCTGTACAACCAGCGGGTTTCAATTATTTGGGAGGAAAATTATTGGCGGCCATCTGTTGTTCTCATCAAGTTCGTCGTGCGCTTAACAAAAAGTATGATGCGAACATATGTCTTTTCGAAACAACTAGTCTCTATGGGTCTACTAAGTCTTCTTCCATGTATGACGGTATGCGTCCGTTCCTACGTCATAGTGGTTTGACAGACTCTAACTTTGCTCCACTTATCAATGATGAAAAGTTCCGGTCTCTCAATGATTGGTTCAAGCAACGCAACGAAGGTGACTATCTTGTTCCCGCTGACGCGTCGTCACGTAAACTCAAGACTCAGACAAAGATGGCATCTATCATCAAAGCGTCACTGAAGGGTGTGGATGATAATTCATATAATAAGTTCTGTCAGACAATTGTAGATGCGAAAGGATTGACAGAACGTAAGCGTTCGTATTATAGTACGTATGGTCATGAGGCCCAGTCAGTCAAGGACTACATGAACTTGAAGACCGACGAAATCAAACCATCAGAAAACTTTGACAGATTCGAAGTTGAGAATGTTATTGAGTGGTGGCGCAACAAAGCGTCTAAACGATATGAGACTCTCAAGTCCGAAGGCAGACTACGCACAACAGTTGAGACGTGGAATGTAAATGCTGATGATATTGATATAATCAGATAGAACGCTTGCCATTAAGGTAAAATTGTTGTATAATGAACGGGTATATAAAGGTTTATATACATTTGTAAGGCATTCATACCGGATGTCAAAAATAAAATAATCTAGGAGATTATTATGATCAGTAAAAGTACTAAATTTAGTGAAGTGTCTGGGGCACTTTCAACCCTCACTGGTGTTGTATCCGTTCAGGAAATCATCGACACCATCCTGCAAATCGACAACTTCAAGTCAAAGACATTGGCCAATATGGTAAGCAACGCTAAATATAACCCCAATGAAGTTGGTGTTGTTCCTCTAAGGGAACTTTATGTCGATATGACTTACCAACGCATTCTTCGTCTTAAAAAGTTAGTTAATAAACTAAAGAAGATGAATGGATATGATATGTACTCAGCTGGGGTTATTGATGTAGCAATCCGACCTTGTGGTAATAGTTATGTGTGGGATGGTCTAAGGCGTTGCGTCATGGCTGGACTATGCGGATTGACTCATGTGAAGTCATCTCAGTTTATACACCCAATGAGTTCTACACTTAGGGATTGTCAGAAACAAGAAGCACGATACTTCAAGTCTCGTAATGCGGATAACGAAAATATGAAGGCGGAAGAAATTTTCACTGCGGAAGTTGTCTTTGGCGACCCAAAGGCTTTGGAATTTCTTGAACTCATCAAGAACTGTGCACTTGATATTGAGGGGTTAAATCCTGGCGGTAGAGTGTTTGGTGGATTTGTCGAAGTTCGCAATGTTTATTTCTCTGAGGCGAATGTCCATAGTTATATGTCAGATGAGTGGGTAAGAAACGTTGATACTTTCATAACTGCTTCGGCGATAATCAGAACGGTTTACCCAACTGGGGTTTTATCAGGATACTTTCTCACAGGATTAGCACATCTTCTCAAACATAACGATGATTGTGATTTCTCGTATGATACCGAAGAAATTATAGATGCATTTAAGACCTATGCCGTTACTTACCCTAAACAAACGGATGTGATTCGAGGTAGATTGGCTGGTAACGCAAAGGCTAGTATCGCGTATCTTATTGCAAAAAGGGTCTTAAAAGACACCAATGGTCTTGTCGATTCTCTGAATTTGAATAGAGAAGATATCGTATTAATAGATGATTTGATTGACGAAACGGTTTGATCTAAGTTCTATAAACAGGGGGGTTGACAAGACCCCCCTTTTCAGTTATAATACGTCCTTACTATTGGGAAATTGACATATGTCTAATAAATTCTATACATCTGTCGTCCGATATGGCGACAAACTACTATACCGTGGATATGACGAAAACGGTCTCGCGACCAAATCTCGTATTCCATTCAAGCCCACACTATTCATGTCCGGAGAAAGCGAGGAAGGTTGGACTACCCTAGACGGTATTCCGATGCAACCCGTTATCTTCGAATCCATGTCAGACGCCAAAGATTTCAACAAACGTTATGAGAACGTCTCTAACTTCGAAATCGCAGGCAATACTAACTATGTCGCACAGTTCATTGCGGAAGAGTGGCCCGATCGTATCGAATATGACCGCAGTCTAATCAAGACCGCTAACATCGATATTGAGGTCTTCTCGGCCGATGGTTTCCCTGCCCCCGAAGATGCGGCACATCCTATTACCGCTATCTGTATGCGAGAGAACACAGGCACTTACTGGGTCTGGGGTTGTGGTGACTACACAACCACACGTGAGGACATTCTATACATCAAGTGCGACAATGAGATTGACCTTGTACGCAAGTTCGTTCGTCGTATGGAAGAGTATGCGCCCAACGTGATTACCGGATGGAACACACGATTCTTTGATATTCCCTATCTTCATAACCGAATGGTAAAGTTGTTTGGTGACGACACTCTAGCAAAACGCATGTCTCCGTGGGGACTCATCCGTGAACGCAACACCACTATCAATGGTAAATTGAACCAAGAGTTTATTCTCGAAGGCATCGAACAACTCGACTACTTGGAAGTCTTCAAGAAGTTCACCTACAATACTCTAGGACAACAGGAATCATATCGACTCGACCATATCTCCCACGTTGTGTTGGGTGAACGTAAACTCTCGTATGCTGAACATGGAAATCTCCACACGTTATACGAGAAGGATTACCAGAAGTTTATTGACTATAACGTGAAGGACGTTGAGTTAGTACATAACCTAGATGTCAAACTCGACCTCATTGATTTGATTTTCACTATGGCCTATAAGGCGGGTGTGAACTACAACGACACTCTGGGTACTACTGCCATCTGGGACACTATCATCTATCGACTGTTGAACAAGCAGAAGATTGCGGTTCCTAAGAAAGTTGAGAAACCCAAGACATCATACCCCGGCGGTTATGTGAAGGAACCACAGGTGGGTTCTCATGATTGGGTCACGTCGTTTGACTTGAACTCTCTATATCCAAACATCATTGTACAATATAATATGTCGCCCGAGACTGTTATGGACGGTTTCCAAAATGGTGTGTCTGTCGATAAGTTCCTCGACGGTTCGGTCAATATCGGTCAACGGGGGTTCTCTGTTGCTCCCACTGGTATTCGATTCACCCATGACCGTGAGGGCGTTATTCCTACGGTGATTAAACGGTACTACTCCGAACGTCGTGTGATAAAGACTGAGATGTTGAAGGCCCAACAGGAGATGCAGATTAATCCGTCCAAGGAATTGGAATACCGGATATCCTCTCTCGACAACCAACAGATGGCCATTAAAATTCTCATGAATTCACTTTATGGGGCCCTAGGCAATCGTTGGTTTAGATATTTCGATCAGCGTGTTGCAGAGTCTATTACTCTTGCGGGTCAGTTGGCAATCAAGTGGGCAGAACGTGCGGTCAATGGTGCGATGCAAGATGTTCTGAAAACAGATGAAGACTATGTCGTCGCAATCGATACCGACTCCGTGTATATTCGCATGGGCGATTTGGTCGAGAAGTTTGCCCCGAAGAACCCTGTCAAGTTCCTAGACAAGATATGCGCAGACCACTTCGAGAAAGTACTGGCAGACTCTTATGCGACTATGGCAGACGCAACTGGTGCCTATGAGAATCGCATGGAGATGGGACGTGAGGTGATTGCAGACCGTGGTATCTGGATGGCTAAGAAACGATACATTCTCAACGTGCACAATAACGAGGGTGTCCAGTACAAAACTCCCAAACTCAAGATGATGGGTATCGAGGCAATCAAGTCGTCGACTCCGCAAGTTGTCCGTGATAAGTTCAAGGAAATCTTCCGTGTTATAGTAGAAGGCACTGAGACAGACACTCAAGGATATATTCGTGACTTCCGGTCTCACTTCAAGACTCTTCCTCCCGAAGATGTGTCCTTCCCTCGTGGTGTTTCTAATCTCGCCAAATGGAAAGACCGCAAAACTATCTTCAAGAAGGGAACTCCCATCCATGTGCGTGGTGCCCTGTGTTACAACAATGCGATTGTCGAGAATGATATCAATCGACGATACGAGTCTGTCAAACAGGGTGAGAAGATAAAGTTCGTCTATCTCAAAATGCCTAATCGTCTGGGTCAGAATGTTGTGTCATATCCTCTCAACTTGCCGGAGGAACTTGGTCTCCACAAATATGTTGATTACGACCTGATGTTTGACAAGACTTTCCTAGACCCTCTGATTCCTATTTTGGATGCGGTGGGATGGGACGCAGAACCTCAGGCCTCTCTTGAGGATTTCTTCGGTTGACAGACACCAAACTTTATGATATAATGGTCACATGAATTACGAATTAACTATATTTAAAAATCAGTTCGATAACAAGACCCATCGCCATATGGTTCTTGATGATTGGGACAAGTTCGTAAATGTCCTACTAAAAATGTATAGAGAGAAAGGAGAGAAAGGTGGAAATAATTCTAGTCCTCTTATTAGTCCTGCTGTTTTCGAAGTGGATACTACGCGTAGTAATAAATCTACTCGCTATTGGGGTGGTTGGTGTTGCGTTGATGTTGATGATCACGATTTCTCTAGTAATGTACGAGTCCTTAACCAACAGCTGCACGAACTCTTTGGGCAGTACGACTACGTTGTGTACAACACTGCATCAAGCAGAGACGACCATCTCAAGTTTAGAATCGTATTTCGATTAGACGAACATATTGATAATGACCGCATCAAAGCATTCTGGTATGCACTGAATACTGAGTTGGGTGAACTGGGTGACCCACAGACCAAAGACCTCGCTCGAATGTATTATGTCCCCGCACAGTATCCGGATGCTGAGTCTTTCTTTATTACTAACCAAGGGGGTTCTCTAAACACCTCTGAACTGATTGCTAAACACCCATACCATGAAAAGACTGGTAATACCTTCCTAGACAGGCTTCCAGTAGAGATGCAACAGGCGGTAATTCAACACCGTAAGGACAGTCTAAATAATACCGACTTCAGATGGTCGTCATACCGCGACTGTCCTTTCTGGCCTAAACGATTAGGCATCGAGTACCAAACAATCAACGAAACTGGTTGGTATTCTGGGATGTATAAGATAATGCTTGCGATTGCGGGTAATGCTTATGCGAAAGGATATCCCATCACTGCAACTCAGATTGCAGATATGTGTAGAGAGTTTGACCGTGAGACTGGTAGTTGGTATGAGAACAGACCCCTGACTGTAGAAGCAGACAGGGCATTAGAATATATTTACAGGAATAGTTAAATGAATAAAGTATTAGTAACAGGAGCCGCAGGTTTTATCGGTTCCCAACTCGCAAAACGTTTAATGGATCGCGGACTTACTGTAAAGGGAGTTGACAACTTCAACGACCACCTTTACACACCTAAGCTTAAAGTAGATCGGATGAAACACTTCAATCTAGATATCTGGGGGTGTGACCTAAAAGACGAGATTAAACTAGAAGCACTATTGCGAGACTTCCGACCCGATACTATTATTCACCTTGCTGCAATGGCGGGCGTTCGGGATTCTATGGGAAAGGAGAAGTCGTACCACCAGAATAACATAGATGCTACACAGAACTTGATTGATATCTGTAAGCAACATCTTCCTGATACCCGTATCGTCTATGCATCAACCTCGTGCGTGTATGCGGGTTCTCCGGTTCCGTGGACTGAAGGTCAAGAGTCTGGTAAACAGTTGAACGCATATGGTTATACCAAGTGGGCAAATGAATGTCAGTTCCAGTCATCTGGACTGAACACTACAGGTCTACGATTTTTCACAGTATATGGGCCTTGGGGTAGACCTGATATGGCATTGTTTGACTTCACTAAGAATATACTTGACGGAAAAGAAATAACAGTGTATAATTACGGTGATATGAAACGTGACTTTACGTATGTGGAAGATATCCTTGATGGTATTGAGGTTGTCCTAGGCAACAATGATATCCCATCGGGAGAAATTTTCAATATAGGTCGTGGTGAACAAGTCGGATTGATGGACTTCATCTCCGAGATTGAGAAGAACACAGGTAAGGAAGCAATTAAGAATCTTGCTCCTAAACACCCTGCTGATACTCTAGAGACTTGGTCAAACACCTCCAAACTACAA